GAATCAAATGGAAACTCAGAATTAAGAAATGCTCTTTTAGAATCTGCTCTACTTGGTACAGGGATTGTAAAAGGACCATTTAATTTTAATAAGAAACTTCACAAGTGGGATACAGACGAAGAAGGTAATAGAACTTATAACCCATTAGAAGTTAGAGTACCTAGAATAGAATTTGTAAGTTGTTGGGATTTTTACCCAGACCCTAACGCAACTAACATGGAAGAATGTGAATACATTATTCATAGACATAAAATGAATAGAAGTCAGTTAAGGCAGTTACGTAATATGCCTTACTTTGATGAAGATGCAATACGTAAAGCTATTCAAATGGGTGCTAATTACGTAGAGAAAGATTTTGAAAGCCAGTTAAAAGATGATGCTAGAACTGATGAAGATGTTCACAATAGCTTTGAAGTTTTAGAATACTGGGGAATGATGGATGCAGAATATGCTAGAGAAGTAGGAATTGACTTACCCGACAGTGTTGATGACCTAGACGAAGTACAAGTAAATATATGGACATGTGGTACTTACTTATTAAGAGCAGTACTCAATCCTTTCACTCCTTATAGAATCCCATATCACGCTTTCCCATACGAAAGAAACCCATATAACTTTTTTGGTATTGGTGTAGCAGAGAACATGGATGATTCTCAACAGATTATGAATGGTCATGCAAGAATGGCTATTGACAACCTAGCAATGTCTGGGTCGTTAGTCTTTGATGTAGACGAGTCTGCTTTAGTTGGTGGGCAATCAATGGAAATATATCCAGGAAAGATATTCCGCAGACAAGCAGGAATGCCTGGGCAAGCTATACATGGCTTAAAGTTTCCTAATACATCACAAGAAAACTTAATGATGTTCGACAAGTTTAGGCAACTTGCAGATGAGCAGACTGGTATACCTAGTTACTCTCACGGACAAACAGGTGTTCAAAGTATGACAAGGACTGCCTCTGGTATGTCTATGTTACTTGGAGCATCTAGTTTAAACATTAAAACAGTTATCAAGAACCTTGATGACTTTTTATTGAAACCACTAGGAGAAGCCTACTTCCAGTGGAACATGCAATTTCTAGAGGACGAGTTGGATGTCAAAGGTGATTTAGAAGTTAAGGCTACTGGTACTAATAGCTTGATGCAGAAAGAAGTAAGAAGTCAAAGATTGACAATGTTCTTACAAACTGCTCAGAATCCTGCTGTTGCACCATTTGTTAAGATTTCTAAATTGATTAGTGAATTAGCCTACAGCTTAGACTTAGACCCTGATGAGATACTCAACGACCCTGAAGAAGCGGCTGTGATGGCACAAATTATAGGAATGCAAAATGCTGGACAAACAAATGGCGAAGAAGCTCAACCCAATAGTCAACAGTCCCCAATGGGAGGACTTCAAGGAGCACCTCAACAACCTCAAGACCTTGGACCTACAGGCACTGGTGGTGGCAACATCGGAACAGGAAATGTTCCGCTTGCAGGGGAAGATGAGTTCTCTGGTACGCCTAGAGCAGTTGGACCTACAGGTTAAAGAAGCACTAACTAGGAGAGAAGAAAATGTATAGTAAAAAGAAAGGAATGCTGACAGACGACAGAGACAACTATGACATGGGTGGTGATGTCGGTATAGCTATTATTCCTGCTCAACCTGAGTTAGTAGGTGATGAAGATATGGAAGAAGACCATACAGATTTTATATTAGACGAAGCATTGTCTGAAGAAGAACAAGATATGCTTATGTCAAAACTAGAACAAGATAACGAACTACAAACACTCTTTGATAAAGTAGTGGGAGTAGCACAAGAATTTGCTGGCTCTGGTTCTGTAGAAGGACCAGGAACAGGAGTCTCCGACAGTATACCTGCAAGGTTATCGGCTGGAGAATTTGTCTTTACTGCAAAAGCTACAAAAGAAATCGGAGAAGACACTTTGATGTCTATGATGAAAGATGCTGAAGCTAAAGTAGATGAAAGACAGAATCTTAATATTGGTGGAATGCTAGTTGACCAAAGACGAGATGTTGACCCATTAGGGCAACCCGTTGAGGAAGATATAGTAGATAACGAAATCCGTAAGGGTATGTTATCATCTAATCCAAGATTAAGACAGCGATAGAGCCACCCTATTTATAGGCACTCTATCATTTTAAAAACCCGAAAGGCGACCTTTACATACAAGCCCTCTAGTCGACATAGAGCTACCTTGTGAACGAAGCCCTGATTAGGAGAAGAAGATGACTAATACAGTCCAAAAAGAACAAACGCCAAACCCTTATAATGCAAAAAAAGATTGGCACAACAGTGATGATAAACCTTTTGTATCATCTAATAGTATGTATTTTGAAGAGCCTCAAAATAAACTTTTTAAAAGCGATGACGTAACTGAAATCGGTAATGAAGGAAGTGTTAATAGAGAGGAACTGGAATCAAAGAAGGAAGCCCCTTACAAGAAGCCAGACTACAAGAAACGCTATGATGATTTAAAAAAGCATTACGATAGCAAGCTTAATGAATTTAAGTCTAGGGAAGAAGAGTTACTAACACAAGTTAAACAACCTGAGTATAGAGCACCTAAATCCCCAGAAGAACTTGAGAAGTTTAAAACAGACTATCCTGATGTGTATGAAGTTGTAGAAACCGTTGCTCACATGCAAAGCGAATCTAAAGCAAAAGTTCTAGAAGAACGCCTTAGTAAACTCCAAGAACGTGAAAACGATTTAATACGACAAGATGCAGAAAAAAGGTTAATGGATAGACATCCTGATTTTGAAGATATCAGAAACAGTGATGACTTTCATGGTTGGGCAAAAGAACAACACTCATCTATCCAAGCGTGGATATATGACAACAATGACGATGCCGACCTAGCTTCACGTGCTCTTGATTTGTTTAAAAAAGATATTGGTATTGATGTTCCAAAGGATAAGCCATCTTCTAAAAAACCGACCAGACAATCTGCGGCAGATATGGTTTCCACTAAAACAACTAGTGTAACTCCTACCTCAGAAAAGATTTGGTCAGAAAGGGAGATTGCGTCTATGAGTATGGCAGAATTTGATAAATACGAAAAGGAAATATCAGATGCTATGCAAGAAGGCAGAATCTCGAAATAAACTATAATTAACTTAAAGGAGAAGTATCATGGCTCAATTTTTTGAACCCTCAACAGATACAAATGCTAACTTTGCAAACTCCGTAAGTGGACAAACTAATAGTTTCTTCCTACCTTCGGTTTACTCTAAAAAGGTTTTAAACTTTTTCAGAAAAGCCTCGGTTGTAGAAGCTATCACCAACACAGATTACGCTGGTGAAATTTCCTCTTTCGGAGACTCTGTAAAGATTATCAAAGAACCTGTCATTTCAGTATCAGACTACACTCGTGGTTCTGACACTACTGACACAAAACTAACCGACCAAGAAATTTCTTTGGTTGTTGACAGTGCTAAAGCTTTTAAATTCATCGTAGATGATATCGAAAGCAACATGTCACATGTGAACTTCAAAGAAGTAGCTTCAAGCTCTGCGGCTTATGCTCTTAAAGATGCATACGATGCGGCTGTACTAGCTACTATGTTCTCTGGTTGTTCTGCTTCATCCCCTGACCATATTATTGGTTCTGACAGTGCTACTGCTGATGCTACTATGGCTCACGCAACTAACTCTGTAGACCTACTTGGTTCAGACGGAACTGGTGTAGATGCTATTGACCTAATGGCTAGAATGGCTAGACTATTAGATGACCAGAACGTACCTGAAGAAGGTCGTTGGTTTGTTGCACCTCCTTCATTCTATGAAGAGTTGTCACAATCTGGCTCTAAAATGCTATCTGTTGACTTCAACGCAGGTCAAGGCTCAATCAGAAACGGTTTAGTTTCTAGTGGAAAGCTACGTGGATTCGACATGTACAAGTCTAATAACATTGCCGCTACGTCTAATGCGACTGGTAAAGTTATGGCTGGACATATGAGTTCTACAGCTACTGCAAACACAATTCTTTCAACTGAAGTGTTGAGAGACCCAACATCGTTTGGTGATATTGTGCGTGGTCTTCATGTCTATGGTGCGAAAGTACTTAGAGATGATGCCCTATGTAGTGCATTCTACGTAATTGACTAATGTCAAACTCGGAGGGGTCTTCACGGACCTCTCCACTTTTTAAAGGAAATAATTATGATGTATAGTAAAGATAAAAAAAAGAAAATGACATACGGTGGTATGGCTAAAAAGAAAATGATGTATGGTGGTCGTGTAAATTATATGAGTGGTGGAGAAGTTAAAATGGATGGATGTCAACCTGTTTATAAAGGAACACCTAAAGCAAAGGCTAATTAATAATGAAAGGCGTAAAACATTATAAAAAAGATGGCACTGAACATAAAGGCGGTTTACACAAAATGCCTAACGGAGATTTACATTCTGGCAAAACACACGGTAAGACCAGCGTAAAACTTTTCCATTTTAAAGATTTAAGTAAAAAAGCAAAGATAAAAGCTAAAGGTAAAAAATAATGGCTAGTACATATTTAGATTTAAGTAATGAAGTATTGAGAGAACTTAATGAAGTTGTCTTAACTTCTGGTACTTTTGAAAGTGCAACAGGTATTCAAGCATTTGTAAAAGATGCTATTAATAAATCTATATTTGATATAGCAAATCAAGAACCACAGCTACCTTTTTTTTCAGCAGGAGTTAGTGGAGGTACAGACCCTTTTTATGGTAACGTAACTGTAGCTACAACAGCAGGAACAAGATGGTATACTTTAAAAAGTGGTAGTTCAAATATTACAACAGACTACTCTTCAGTAGACTGGGATGATTTTTACTTAACAACAATAAATGTAAGTGGAGAAACAACTCCTTACGTTTCTAAAGGATTAAAATTTTTAACACTATCTGATTGGAAGCAATATTATAGAGATAGTGAAAATGCAGATGATGCAAACGGTTCAGATGCTTCTCATGGTGAACCAAGATATGTTATTAAAAGCCCAGACCACAGGAAGTTTGGATTAAGTCCAATACCTGATAAAGTGTATAACGTACACTTCTATGCTTTTGAAAAGCCTACATCATTGTCAGCATATAACGATGCGATTACTATGCCAGAACAATATAGTAATGTAATCACAGCACGTACAAGATATTATGTACATCAATTTAAAGAAAATCTACAACAAGCTTCTTTCGCACTTGACGAATATAAAAAGAATATGAGGACTATGAAATCTAATTTGATTAATCCTGCACCTACTTATATGTCAGATGACAGGACTTATTTCTAAATGGCAGGTTCTCAACCTTTTTCCGTACCGTTAGGAGGTGGACTTAATAAGTCTACTAACTCTTTAGCGTTACTACAAACCCCAGGAGTTGCTACTAAGTTAAGAAACTTTGAAGTATCACCAGAGGGTGGATATCGTAGAATAAACGGATTTAGTTTGTTTGGCGATACGCTACCTAATACTACTAATGATGTAGAAGGTTTGTTAGTATATGCTGATGGCGTAATAGCCGTTGTAGGTGATGATATATTTTTTAGTCAAGACGGAGATAATGCTTGGCTACAACTTAATAAAGCTAGTGTTGATGCTAGTGGAGATAATTATTCTGCATTTACAGGCAGAAGTGAGTTAGCACTTAGCGGTGTAGACCAATGTGAGTTTGCTATATTTGAAGGTACATCAACTTACGGTGAAGTAGTTATAACAGATAAGAGTGGTAATAACAAACCTTTCTTATTTAAAATGACAGGTACATCCGCAAACATAAATGCTAGAACTTACTTTGCAAGTCAAATAACTATTAGTGGTTCTACTACTGCAAAGTTTTGTACAATACATGACCAACATTTAGTTGTTGCAGGAGACCCTTCTACACCTAACACTATTTATTATAGTAGTACAAATGATATAGATAGTTTTAGTGGTTCAGGTTCAGGTAGTGTAACATTAGAAGACAAGGTAGTAGGTCTTAAAAGTTTCCGTAACGAATTATTTATATTCTGTCAAAACTCAATATTTAAATTACAAAATATAAATAATGCGGCTACGATC